CTAGTGCCCTGCTTTTTCATTGTCTTCACGTTCTCGTTTCTCGGCTATAGCCTGTCTGATCCACGCGCCTTTGTTGCGTCCTAGGGATTCGCAAAACTCAAACGTTTCTTCGTTTACATGCGTCACAACCCTGTAGATGAGGGCAGCTGCGCCCTTGCTCGGTGCTCCGGCTCGCTCTCTGCGACCACCCCACCCTGGATGCTGACTGACCTTGCATTGCTGAACCTTGCCCTTGCTATTGATGCGGAACTTCATTTTCAGCCGGTCATTTACCCATACTTCAGCAATTACCGCATCGGGTGTCTGCTGAAGGGTAGATTTGGCGATGCCGATAAGATAGGATTTATCCTTGAAGAAGGTCTCTGTCTCATCGAGTATCGCCCAATCATCGTAGATTATGATTCTTGCCTTTTCCATATCCTCAACCTAATATTGCCATCAGTATCGTGAATAAGAAGATAAAGAGCACGAACCATTCCTGTTTGCTCATAGCTTAACCTCCTTTCTTCTCTTGCGATGATAAATTTGAAGTGCTTTCACAACTCTGTGGTCTTCTTTCCAACCAAAAGAAGCTTTAATCACTCGTTTCGTCCAATATCGTTTCTTCTTTTCTGAACCTAGAAGTATCTTCTTCGCCTGTCGTAATTTCATTTTTCACCTCCTTCCTCGATTACTCCTATCGGTTTGATGTCGTTCACACTTTCATCCTCGGTGAAGAAGGAAACCTTCATCATGTCGCTCACGTAGGCCATGGCCACAACATCTTCATGGGCGTTCTTGATGATACAGATGTCTCCTCTTACCTCGTTCTGCATTTTCAGATACTTCACGGCTGCATCCTTCACCGCCAAAGGATTCATTTTCTTTGTTATCGTCTCACCCGACTGAGGGAAGACGAAGATAAATTCTTGCTTATTCATATTCTTAAAAATCAAATAATTCTAGTTGTACATATCTCTTCTTCGGGAGTAGATTTTCTATTTCCTTCAGTATCTTAGCTGCGCTCTTACAAACAGAACTATTTCGGTTGCGCTCTTGTTCTATCTGTACGTTAAGCCAATGTTTTACCCAATTCAAAGCATGCTCTATGGCATCTTCCTGTGTCTTGAACCAATTCGTGTTGCTGAGGTTAGTTCCAAACGCCCCTCCTCTATCTGCTAGCATGTACGTCACACCATACGTCCACTTTCCTCTAACATAAGCTGTGGATATTTCGATATGGGGGATTCCGCTGCCGATTTCTGTCTTGTCAGGATTCTTGCATACACCGAACTCGTTGAATAGAAATTTTTTTATCATTATTCTACTTCTTTTTCTGTTATTAAAAGCTGCTCCCAAATATACTCGTTCTTTAGGGTAATCTCGAAGAGGGTTGGATGGTCCTCAGAAACCTCATACTCACCGCTAAAGGCTTGCTCGTATGATTCCAATACCTTCTGCTTTTTATCTGCCAACATTTCCTTTGCCTTTGTTTTGGTGGTATAAACTCCCAAAACATTTACCTCTGTGTCGCTATCGTTGCCATAGAGTTCGGTAAATACAAATACTTTCTGTTTCTTCATCTTACTCGCCCTCCTTCTCTTCTATATCAAACGAAACACTTTCCAACTCGCCTGTGCCTTCAAGATGTCCACTATCGTACATTTCTCTTGCAAGACGTTCAGCGCATTCCGGTGTAATATCGGAATACTCCACCTTGTAGGTGATTCTCTCCACGATTTCTACTACATACTTCTTCATAATCAAATCCTTTCTTTTAAAATTAATACTAGTGGACGGATGGTACGTTGCAACCATCTGTAGCGGCTTGAATACCGCATTCGCCCTATATATATAACAACAACTTCTATTTTATCTTCTCAAGACAAGTGCTCTTGTCTACGCTTACATATCCTCTACAATATCTTCAAAACTCTTCTTCTTAATCTCCATGGAAATCAGACTGCTTATGTCTAGAACTTTCGTTTCCTCGTACTCTCCTCTGGACGTACCGTGAATATAGATGCAGAAACTATCTATCTCGTATCTGTCGCTATTGAACAGAGTATAGCTTGATGTTGGAAAGCGGAAAATGATACTGCTCCAATCCTTTTTAGCCAACAGATTTTTAACAACTGAATTAATCATACTCAAAATGGTTTGTGAGGGAGATTTCTCTCCCTCGGGTTAAACTTACTCCTTCAACAGACTTTCTACAAGTTCTTCCTTGGTGGAGAAGACGTCTGTTCCCTTGGTGTATGCACTATCACAACCTAACAAAAGCTTGCAGATTTCCTTGCCTTCATTATTCTTCTCAAGGATGATGCGAGAAATCGTCTTCTCAACTATCTTGTTATTACGCATGGTGAAAACCTGCTGCCCAACATAGAAGTTGGTTCTAAGATGCGTATTTGCGTGTCTCTGTACGTCCCAATCAGGCGACAATGTCATACAGGCGTACACCTTCTCTCCGTCTGCTAGTGCGGTTGAAACACGTTCAAAGATTTCTTGCTCGGTTGGCTCACATTCCACCTCGTTTCCCTCTTCGTCTTCTCTCATGATGGTGTAATCATAACCATTGCCTTGCTCGTCTGAAAGGTAAAATCCAATTTCCTGTGCCTTCACTACGTCTTGGATATTCTCTACCTCAACACCTACCATGTGACCAAAAATATAAATTGCATTGTTTGTATTCATAATTTTATCCCCTATAATTTAAATTGCTCCAAACTTCTTTGATAAATAATATCGGAAAACGATTGCTTGCGCCCTTGATATGGCGATACGTTCTCCTTTTGTGGCCTCCTCGTTGCTGAAAGCTAGAAGAAGGTCACTTAACTTCTGTAAATCATCTGCGCTCATAGTCTTTACTTGTTAATGACTTTAGCATCATAAGTTCTGCCGATAATCTCGTCTATCTTTGCTTGCTGCTGATAATCTGTGCAGTCGGCAAAGTTCTCCTGTTCCTCATAGAAACGTGCTGCATTCTTCAGCTCATGGAGAGTTGCTTGGGTGTAGTCCTTGTTAGGATCAACTTTCCTAAGGTTCTCACATGTCTTGCAATACTCGATGAAGTCTACAAGCAAAGATTTCTCCTCGCTCTTGCTCTGCTGCATTCCGGCTCCCATGAGTGGTAGGGCAACTATCGTTGCCACTACCAAAACTATCTTAATTCTCTTTTTCATATTACTCGTCCTCCATGTCTTTTGCTGCTCTCAGTCTGTAGCCTGTAAGACTGCCAACTAAGAAGATTAATACATAAATTGTGATGTCCATAACTTAACCCTTTCTATATCTTATTTCGTTTACTGCTGACTGAACCAAAAGGCTTGAAACCTCGGTTGGCTCGTCTATAATATCAACAAAAGTGACTTCCTTCGTTTCGTTGTTCAGAAACTCCACATAGTCGGGATTTAGGCGTTTATACACTACGTATTCAACTCCGTTGATTTTCGTGGTAATGGTGTCATGGTCTTCTCTGAGATAGTCGCTTATCTCGTTGATTAGACTCCAATACTCTTTCAAAGCTAAAATTTTCTTCATTTTCGTTCCTTTCTTTTAATTGTTATACTTGTGCGGTCTCACGGCTTGAACGTGATGTGCTCCTCTATTCGCTGACCGCTCCATGTTACTTCTTGCCAAAGTTGAAGATTCTAACAAACTGAAAGAAGGTTTTGTGTCCTACAAGGTGAAACAAGTCTTCAAAGATGTACTCCTTGCATTCCTTTGTTCCTTCTCTGTATACATCTTGCATCTGCTTTGCAGTCATATAACCGCTAGTAAGCCATTCGAAGAATAATGCCCCTAAACTCTCATAGGCGTTGTTCTTATCATAGAACTTCTTCTGCTGCTCGTAAGTTTTGTTCTTTCTCATAATCGTATTATTTATAAATTAACTTTGCCTTAATCTCGTTGTACTCCTTCAGTCGCTTGTGCGTCATAGGACAATCCTTGTGATTTGCGATAATCTCCTCTAGAAGGATAATTCTGTCGTTAATAGCTGATGTGATATTGTATATCTCATCGCCCGAAAGTGTTATTGTCTTCTCCATAATCGTTTATTTTAATCTTGTTATTATTGCTTTTATGATAATCTCACAACTTTCTGTTGAATACTCACTCTTACGCTCATAAGACGTGTAATAGTTGTCGTATCTGTCCTTGCTGCGTCCAACATACTTGTAACCTTGCTTTTTAAGGCTTTGTTTCAGCATCTCAACTTCGTTATCGTTAAGATACTCTGTGCATATTGGCTCCATTGTCACTCTGTCCGCATATCTTTCGATTCTGCGGTATTCTACGAAATTACTTGCTACCATAGTCTTGAATTTTTAAGCGTGGGGAGGGGCGTACGCCCCGTGGGGGCGCTGCCCCCTTATCTCCCCACATTGTTACTTACCATTCCTTACTCATTTCATACACCCAATATAAACCTTCATGTTGTAAGGAGTACTCTTCTGCCTTTTCTCTTGTGTCGAATTGTGCAACAACTTCGGGTTTCCTGTCGGGTTCGCAAATGTAGTCTTTCACTACTATGTAGTCCTTCATGCACTTGCCTTCATCTTTGAACACTCCAAAGTATTGTTCGTAATCTTTGAACACAAGCACATCAACAAGTTTACCTCTGTACATTACAGGGAACTTCCCTATAAACGGATATTCTCCCCAAAACTCTTTGATGTACTCATCATTGTCTTCATATCTTTGAGGTTGAACCTCATCTTCGTCTAGAATTACGTAACCTTCTTCGGTGTAGAGAAGGTCGCAATAGTAATAATCTGCTAACTTTGCCATAGTCTTATGTTTTAAAAGTTACTTACTAGGTTGTCCAATACAGGCTCCTCACCGCTGCCCAACCAATTTTGAAAGTGTTTCAGCGCTCTTCTTATGCAAGCCACCTCCGCTTTTGTTAACTCCTTCTTCATTGTCTTTAATATTTATAGTCGTACAACTGAGCGATTACGTTATCGTACAGGTCTCTTGTCTTCTCAACGCTGCTTTCCTTCCAATGAAATGGATTCTCGTTTGCAGTTCTTCTAAGCGTGTTTGCTATTACCATAGCCTCAGCCTTAGTCAATTCTAATAAACACATCTTTGTTGTTTCCATAATCTTATGGTTTAGAGGGACTATTGCTAGCCCCCCAGTTGTTACTATTGTTTAAACACTCCCCAAAGTTCCTTTTTCTTACCTTTGGAGATATTGAAGATGAGTGTATGTACATCTTTCTGTAAGTCTGAGTGCCATACGTCTGTTGTTTCGATGTACTCGTAGTCACTGAAAACTTTTTTTACTTCTTCATCGTCTTCGTACTCGAATGGGTCATTCTCGTACTCGAATGGTGCGAAATCGTAACCGCCATCTTTAAGGCTGAATACTTCTTCCATATAATACTTTGCCATAATTGTTGTTGTTAAAATGTTATACATACAAAGTGCAGGTGTACGTTTGCGCCCAACGTTCACAAGTTACATGTGACCTAACTCCCTTCGTTTAACGTCCGTGGGTTGACGTGTTTCGATGTTTCTCTAGTCTAACACGACTAGCGTTTTTACATCTTGCGTGATGAGTGTTTGAGACTTCTTTGTCTTGTTGCTTTGAGAGTTGCAACTAACTCGGTCGCATTTTCCGTTGATGTTTGAAGAGTTCTATCTCTCTGACTTTCCCGACTAATCTGTACTTTTATAGAGGTAGTTAATCGTGAAGTTCTAAACGTGCCATCGTTCCTCTAAAATCAAACCAACTTGATTTCGAGTGCAAATGTAATGCTTTATTGTTACACTACCAAATTTTTAGGTAGTGTTTTAACACTTCAAGTCTATATTTTAACACAATTAACATAACGTTACACAAAAATCGGTTTATTAGTGCTTTAACGTTACTTTTCTTCAAAAATTTGGTAGTATCAAAATATTTATGTAACTTTGCAGCCAATATTATAACATTACATTGAATATTTATGGATATAGCTAAGATAATAAAACGTAAGGGCTTTACACAAAAGCAAGTGTCTGACGCCCTCGGTATTAATAGGGTAAACCTAAATAATATGATTAATGGCAACCCAACGTATAGGACTATGCGTCAAGTTGCTGACGTGATAGGTGCGAACGTTAGTGAGTTCTTCGAGGATGAAGTAAAGAGACCTAACGAGGACTTTGCTAGCTATGTGCGCTACAAGGGCATCCATTATACTGCCGATACATTGGAGGAGTTCTTCAAGCAAGTTGATGAGTTAAGAATTATAGCGAAATGATTATAGTCCAAATTATCATGTGGCTCGCCTTCGGTGCAGTCTCGCTCGTTTGTATAGCCTATCTCTTTAATGTGTTCGGGAAGGTGGAGGAACATAAGAAACCATCCATGAAGTATGCTGAGTGGATCTTGCAACTGCTTATCGTGGTGTGCTACCTGTATTCGGTGTATACCTTCGGCAAGTGGCTGCAAGGCTTGTGGTGAGGGCGTCAGCCCAACAGGGCATGGGGAGGGCGCTTGCGCCCGTGGGGGCGCTGCCCCCTTATCTCCCCCGAGGATTCTTCACTCTCACCCATAAGGTAGGAACACACACAAGAGAGAGAACAGAGAGAGTACAGGAAACCACACAACCAAAGAAAACAATTTCTCTAACTAGGAAAAAGTATTTCTCCAACTAGGAAAATAAAAACCGCCTAAATCATCTTCTAAAAGCCTTAATCCTAGATGAGCACATTATCTTGCACAAAACCATGAAATCTACGAAAAACCCACAAAATCGGCTCTAATCTGCCCAAAAATGGCTCTTAAACGGCTCAAAACTCACGAATTTGGGAGAAATCCCGACCAACTGCCCGAAAATCGCAAAAATCGTCAGAAATGGGCGAGTTTAGCGTTGATTGTGGGTGAAAACCATTCAAGAAGGCTGAATACTACTAGTTAAAGTTTGCTAACGAACTCCTTGCGTGCGTGCGTACCTATTAATGCAAAACCCTTTTTTTGTTTGCAAAGAATCTTCTTTTATGAAATAAGAACTATCTTTACAACATGCTTTTATCCTTCCTTGAGAGTGATTGAAACTAACATGCTTATAATTAACCACTTGTCTTTTCTTTACAATAATCACGTATGTTTACAAAATGGATCTTCTAGAGGGCGAAGTTGGGGGGAGAAGAAGGGGTGAGTTGCGCCCCGAGAAAGAAATTGGTGGGATTTTGGGCGATTTCGAACGAGGTTGGAACACGGCAAAATGAACCTTCAAATATTATATATTTGCCCTCGAAACATCAAATAATTGCAATTATGACGGAAATATTATCAAAAATCCCAAAGAATTTGACCTCTTGCCCCGTACTCACGGACAAAAAGGAGTGGATATTAGGTGCTGCATCCTTGGCGCTTGGCGTTGGCTCCTCTCTCTTCGGTGCTAACAAGGCGAAGAAGGCAGCTAGAAGGGCACAAGCCGAGAACACGTACAGAACGAACGCTGAGAAGGCTTGGTACGACAAGAACTACAATACAGACTACCTTGACACGAAAGCAGGGCAGAACCTCTTGAGAAGGGCGAAGGAAGTACAGGACGAGTATGTTCGCAAGGCTGATGGTGCTGCTGCCGTTGGCGGTGGAACTGCTGCAAGCGTGGCGATGGCGAAGGAGAGTGCTAACAAGGCTATGGGCGACACGATAGCCAACGTAGCGGCACAGGACACGTCTCGCAAGCAGCATGTGGAGGATGCTCACCTTCAAAACACTCAGCAGTTGTCTAGAGAACGTCAGCAAATCGAGCAGCAGAAGGCGCAAGCCACTAGCGATGCGGCTCAAAATGCGTCAAATGCTATGTTCAATTTCGGTGTGAACCAATTGGGGTCAGAACTCGAAGGTGCTAAGGCAGTGAAAACCAACGCTTTAGGCTCAAACGGAAAGCCAATTGATAACACAAATATATCACACACCATGAATGAGACCGCTCGTTCTGCTGCAAGCGACCATTTGGCTGAAAGCATGATGTCTCCCGAGGAGAAGAACCAATACCGCTTGAAGAAGGCAGTTGGCTTGTCGGGGCTTGGGTAGCAGCTAGGAGGTGGAGCGGACGAGCGACAGGCAAGGTGGACGAGGCACAACAGGCGACCCCAAGACCCCCACCCCCTTCGACCACCGTTGCAAATTATAGTAGAATAATACAAATAAAGAAATTCTGCCTCCCCCCACCCCCTTTTTCTGGATTTCGGTTTTCCGATTTTCCCCACCCTTAAATTTTCGGGAAGTGTTAATGAAGTTAAAACAAAATAGTATGAATAGATTTCAGAGTTTTATAAAGCGAATTGGTGGCGAGGACAAAGTATTGCACTTTGAGACTTGCTGCCTGATCACGATGGTTGTAGCCCTTTTGAATATGAATGTGCTTGGTCTTGGTATTGCTGCTTCGGCAGTATCAGCCGGTATGATTTCGGTTATTGCCGGCATATTGAAGGAGTCATACGACTATAACACATACGGCTTGTTTGACAACAAGGATATTATAGCAGATGCGTTAGGCGCTTATGCTGGTTTTTTAATCATTATTTTTATTGGATAGATTATGACATTAGAAGAAGCAAAGAAGATATTGAAAAAGGAAGGTTTTCACATGGCTTTAGCGAATAAAGTCATATACCAGAATGGTGCGATAAGAGAATTTGAGAAGCCAGAAGTTTGCGAAGCCATAAAGGTAGCCAATGCAAATAGATGGACTGTTGGCTTGTCTCCTACAGAATGGGATGAGCGTGAGGCTCGCTTGAAGAAGGAGTATGGAAAGAACACCAAGGCTCCTGGTGAAGAGCAGTCAAAGGAAAAGAAAGGTATCATTTACCCTTCAACCTCTCCAAAAGATGATTTTTACTACAAACATGTTCTTAATGAAGGGAACCCTGCCCTTAGAGAAGCAGCCTCCCAGTTCAACGATGCCTTGTTGGATGAGCAGTCAAAGAAGATTAAGCGTCTCACTAAAAAGATTGCCCGACTCAACAAGATTATCCATAAGAAGAACTTGAAGATTGAGGAGTTTCGGAAGGAAAGTTCTAGACACCTAAGAGGAAAGATAAAGATGTTCGGCGAGAATCTGAATTTATCACAGGAGTTATGTGATAAAAACGAGGAACTTCGCCTTACAAAGATTCGTGAGAAGAATCTTGCCGAGTTAGGTCTGAAATATGTTGGAGAGAATGAGAAGTTGAAGAAGAAGCTTGCAGACAAGATTGTTGACGAGATTGATGCTCGGGCATTGAAGAGTGCCGAGAGTGCTCTCGCTTGCAAAGAGAAGGTGATTGCTGAGAAGGACGAGGTGATTGCTGACTTAGGCAAGGAGTTGGCTGAGGCTAAGAAGCTGAATACAGCAAAAATACTTGATATAAATGCTAAGTGCATGAGAGCTGCAAGAGAATCCATTAATGATGTTTTTGAGTCTTATGCGGCAAAATATGCGAAAAGCACTCTCGATGAATTGAAAGACAAAGCTTATGAATCCTTTAACGCAAAGGCGCATAAACTCGGACTCGTAGGAAGCAAGGACGGGAACGGCATCCCAGACCAGATGATTAGGGTTGATATTGCTGAGAAAGGTGGAGACCAATCTGCTATTATTGTGCAATGCGGTAATGGTATAACTCTCTCAAAAGAAGAAGCTGAAATCATCGAGCGTTGCACGAAGAACGGCACGGAGTTACACTATAGTGAAAAGGATGGCTTAACTTACACAAATGTGTTTGGTGAAGAAATGCCTATTAGATGCCTTCGTGGTATATTTTATGGATTTACCGATGAGGAAATCAAAAATATGAAAAAGTAAGCTATGGCAGTAAATAATAATCAGAATACGCAGCAGCCTAGGAAGAAGCCGGTAACTATCGGCGGCTATCCTGAGGCTGTGCATGACCTGATGAGGGCGAAATATCCCGATTATGATCAGGTGATGAATGGAGGCAACGGATGGACCGCGGGGGTAAATGGCGGTGCTGGCGTTAACTTCTTCGGGAATGGGGGCGGTGCTACCGGTAAATTTGAGGCTCAGCCTGTTCAGACTGGCGCAGCACCTGTTACAGACTTTACCCAGATGCCTAAGCAGGAAGAGTTTGTTCCGCAGGGAAACGGTAATGCTAACCCTGCCTTGGGACCAGTACAGACTCCTTACATAGGCGATGCAGCAGAGAATACTCCCCAGCCTCAGAGCAACTTTGAGGGAATGCCGCAGCCTTCTACTGGTTGGAATGCTGACGGAACACCTCGCTATGATACGCTTTCTACTGCTCTGAGCGGCTTTCAGATGCCGCAGGAACAGCAGGTTCCAGAGTTTGAGGCTGACCCTAAGCAGAGGGATGGCGGCTTTTTCAGTTGGCTCGGCAAGATTATTCCTAAGAGCAGACCGGGAATGCGTGAGGGTGAGACTCCTGACGAATATGACCGCCGAATCACTACCAACCGTGAGAATATCGCTGCCTTTGCTGATGCTATTCGCCACATGGGAAATATCATCAATACTTCGAAGGGTGCGCCTCTGCAGGTGTTCAACGACCCTACTGCCATGATGGAACAGGGTTATCAGAACCGAAAGGCTCAGAGACAGAAGCAGGCGGCACTTGATGCTGATGCTGCCTATAAGCAGGCAAATCTCGACCTTAAGAGTGCGGCTGCAAGAGCTGACAGGGTTTATAAGGAGTATCTTATGGGGCTTCGTGGTGAGGGTAATCAGCTTGCCAAGGATAAGTTTGAGTACCGAAAGGGAAAGGATGCGGCAGCTGACCAGTATAAGAAGGATAAAGATAAGCGTGACTTCGAGTATAAGAAGGGGCGAGACAAGGTGAAGGATGAGCAGGCTAGGCAGCGTCTGGCTATTCAGCAGTACAACGCAACTCATAAGGGGCGTGGCGGCGGTGGACGGTCAGGCAGGAGCGGTAGCGGCTCTGGTGCCAAGTACTGGTTTGAGGATAAGAACGGCAAGATGCGCTATCAGCCTAACAAGACCATGTGGGAACAGGAGTACTACCGTGAATACGGCAAGCTTCCGCAGGGCGAGACATCTACTTCTACCAGTACAAAGACCATCAATCCGAAGACTGGCGCAGAGGTAACGACCACCACAAGAAGAAAGGGTGCATCTGTTACCAGTCAGGCAGCGGCTTCGCAGAATGCGGCTAGGAATGCGAGAAACAGACCGAAGCCTGCCGGCAAGTCGAAGAACGGCTATAAGAATACTAAGAAACTTGGATTATAAACACTAATATATAATATATGGCTGGAGATAAATTTGACCAACTTTATAACGCCTTGAAAGCCGATGGCGCAGTTACAGGAACGAGAGAACATTTCAAGCAGTTCGTGTATGCGCCTGGCAAGCAGGGCTATCATAACAGAAAGCAGCTCTATGATGCGCTTTACGCAGACGGTGCTGTTTCCAGTAAATCGTATGAGGAGTTTGCGCAGCGACTCGGACTTCATGCAGTAAACCCGAAGCCTCAGCAGCAGAAGCCGGTTCAGCCTGTCAAGAAGCTGACGATGAAGCAGAGAGCGCAGGAAGTGGCTGCTCAGTATCGGAAGCAAAGGCAGCAGAAAGCTCAGCAGCCTAGAACGGCTACTGCTTCTGGTACAGACTACATGCAGAACTGGCGGTTGATGCACATGCGCAACGACCAGATGAACCCGATGCAGCAGGCTCAGGCTAGTAATGCGCGCGCACGCATGCAAAGAGCACAAGAGCAGTCTGCACGTCAGGAGCAGCACAGAGCTACCCCTATCAGCAGAAGCAGAATAACCCCTACTGCCAAGAACTTCAACGAGACGATGCAGCAGCTTTCTACTCCTGAGGCTAAACAGGCTAGAGCCAAGCAGCAGAGAGAGGACGATGCAAGAGCATTCGCCCAGTATGAGGTGGAGGGTAATAATTTTACCAATAATGACGGCAAATATGGCACCATTGCGCCTGAGATTGATTCTCTTGTTGCCACTTCTATGAAGGAGGCTGATGATTTGTCTTGGTCTCAGTATCAGCAGGCTTTGAAGAAAGCTGGTAATGATGCCTATCTGAGAAACAAGGCGTGGAAGGATTTGCAGGACAACAGGATCAAGAACCGCCAGAATGTACTTGCCGACACCCTCAGTTCCAAGTTGCAGGAAATATACTCTCAGAAGGGATTGCAGGAGCACATCATGCAGAGTGCTGACAAGCTGAACATGGGCGTGGAGGAGTACGTGGACAAGTATGTTACTCCTCAGATGATGCAGCGTGCCCAGAATATACTGGGCGTTAAGAATATCGAGGAGATTTTACCTCAGAGTGCCACGGAGTATGTGGTGAGAAGACTCAGCGATTCTATCTTGGGAACCTTGTCTGCCGGACAAGACAAGTCGAGAGAGCAGATTGCCAGAGAGCAGGAAGCGATGGCAATTGCAGACGGTTTGGAGGACATGCCTAGCGTTAATGGCTACAAGGCTAACGAAGGATATAAGTCTGGCATGGGCGCACGTTTCGTTTCTACGGCGGCTAACATGGCGATGGACTCTCCTATTCTCGGAATGACAGGCAGCGCATCCAATATGACAGTGGATTTGGGAAAGCAGGTCCTGATGAAAGGTCTCGCCAAGGCTGGAGTTGTGAAGATGGGAACTAAACTGACTGCACAGCAGTTGGCATTCAAGGCTGCAAACATGACGATGGCACAGAAGATTGCTTCTGGCTTGGTGGAAGGGACAGCGAAGAGTGCGCTCAATCTGGGTGGCTACTCCAGCATTACCGCAGCTCTGGGACAGGCATCTACCGGTGACGATACTTCATTGTCGGCATTGGGTCATGCAGCATTGGAAGGATTCGGACATGGTGCTACCACTGGTGCGATGTTCGGAGTATCGGGTGCTATCATGGCTCCTTGGGTATCAAAGTTCGGTATCACTGGCTTAGAGAAGAGTACAAGCGAGAAATGGTTGCATGGCACACAGAAGTTTGGTGCTACTGCAGCAGGTCTTGGCGTTGAGGCTGGAACCATGATGGTGGCAGACAACATCACAGGCGATAAGGACATTTCTTTTGGCACATGGTTGGAAGATGTGGTGATGGTAGGCGCTTTCAAGGCAGGAGAGCCTAAGAATTACGCTCATATCGGAAATGCTTTGTATAATCTTGCACATAATACCAACCCTCATTTTGTGATTGGCAGGAATACCAACGGCTCCCCTATCGCTGTGGATATTCGTCTGACTCCTGACGAGAAGAATGAATTGATTTCTTCTGCATCGGGCAAGAATCTGATGGATGCTTTCGTGAAGGTGGACCGTGCATCGAAGACTGCTCCAAGAGATCCGAAATACAAAACGGCATACACGGATTTCATGAACGACCCAGACGTTTCTCAGAGCACCAAAGAGAAGGTGAATGCGGCCATGGGACTGTTCAATACCACAAGAGGCAGAAGCTACCGCAGCGTGAACGACGTGAAGAACAAACAGATTCTTGAATACACCAAGAACGGAACGCTGCTTACACGTACCTCTTATAAGAATGCCGATGAGCGCAGAGCTATCCTTTACAAGCAGAAGCTTTATCGTGATAATGACGATATGATGTCGCTGATTGGCTATTCCAAGATGAAGGATATGCAGCTGACTGATGAGGACGGAAATGTTACCAGTCTGGCACTTGGCTTCCTCCGTAATAACGGCTATGACACAAGCAAGGATGTTACAGACCCGATAAACGCCCAGCTGATTAATGACTTGCGCAACCCAAAGAGTGCGCTCTATCTTGACTGGGAGAAGTATGTGGACGTTTACGGTTCGTATGGCGATCTTAAAGTAGAATCCGCAGACGTTGTTGATGGTCTTATTGACACATGGAAGAAGATGATCAACGACAAGGGGAACATTACTGTTGATATTGACAACATCATGCGCAAAGACCCGATGAAGCGCACCGACCAGGAGAACAAAATCTTCTATTATGTGAAGAGCGAGCTTGAAAACAGACTTTTCCCTAGCGGAAAGCCACACGCAGACCAGTCTGCAAGCCAAGGTAAGACGGTTGCCGAGGAGCATAGTCTGGGAACAGACAATCCGGATAGCGGCGTGGTAGTTGATGAGTTGCGCAACCTTCGCAACGCAGAGCAAGCCCTTGATGCAGCGATGGATAGCAACGATGTGTTCAAGCAAACCTTTGAGAAATTGCACCAGCAGGGCTTGACACCGGCACAGATTTACGATGCACTCATTCAGAATGGATTGACCCAAGAAGAGTTAACCCCACTTGCCCAATATATTAATGCGAACGCTAGAGTGCAGGGTATGCAGCAGGCTACTGCTGATGCTATAGAGGAAAACGTGAAGAGCTTTATTTCCGATTGGAGCTATCACGGAACCTTGAACGGTCAGGCGATGAATGGCGAGCAGGCTTTGTACGTGCAAGACAGCAACGGAAGAACACTTCTTGTTGGTTCGGGTGATGTTGCCTTCGATCAGACTACAGGTAGAGCCAAGGAAGGAAGCGGCGATATGCTTGTCTGCCTGGACCCTAATACCAAGGAATTGGTTTATGTAAAGGCAGATGAGGTTACTCTGGTTCAAAATCAACCTCTAGACCAGTTTGCTGCAGAATATCGTCAGAGATTACAGATGAAGAACTCTGAGCCTTACAATCAGGCGGCACAGGAGCAGGCTATGCAGGATGCTGCAAAGCCTCAGCCAAATGAGCAAGAGGCACCACAAGATAATACCACAAAATCGGAAGATAGTACCACAAAAGAGGGTGATTTAACAAAAGATGATACCACTTTAACAAAAGTTGATACCACATCGGGCGAAGATAATACCACAAATGAGAACTTAGCACCACAAGAGCAGCCTCAGCAGACCCGAAAGTTTGCCGATGGTTCCGATGTTCCTATGGCTACGGACAGCAAGGGAAGACCTACGCCTGACTATGCTAGCATGACTCCAGAGCAGAGTGCAGAGATTCTTACTGAGGACTTCGGGGAGAATGCCGAGAAGGTGGTGGATGGACAGATTAAGAAAGCTGAGAATGCTTTGAAGGATGCCGAGAAGATGAAGGTGGACTATACCGCCGAACCTAACGACATCATGGAGCAGGAGACTATGAAGAATCAGACTATTGAAGCTGCCAAGAAGCAGTTGGATCACGCTCAGAATATCAAGAAGACTATGACTGCCAAGAATGTGGCCGAGACCGTGGGTAAGACAGAACAGACTGAGGGCGCACATGAGGCTGGCAGCGTAGCAGGACAGAAGTTTGTGAATGCACCTAGACTTGTGGGCAACAAGCGCACAAGAATGTTGCCTGATGGAGAGACCAAGATTAAGGGACACTATGAGATTGTTCCGGCAGAAAGTCTTACTCCTTCTCATGATGTGAATAATGACTATAAGAAATCTGAGGGATTCCCTACCGATGCTGAGGGCAGAACCGTGAATGACCGTGACTATGAGCACGACAAGGCGGCTCAGCAGAATACGGACCAGATTGCCCGAAAGTATAACGGTATGGCTATCGAGCAGGTTCCAGTGGTATCTGACGAGGGTATCGTATATGATGGCAACGGTAGAACCATGGCAGGACAGAAGGCGGCAAAGGAAGGCACAGACAGCGAATACATTAACGACCTTCTGGAGAATGCCGAGAACTTCGGCTTCACAAGAGAACAGATTGAGCAAAGCGGTATCGAGCACCCACGCCTTGTATTGGTGACCGATGAGAGATTGCCATACGATACGGCTACCTTCTCCAAGTTCAACCGAAACGAGAAGAAGACACAGAGCAATACCGAACAGGCAGTTGCTAAGGCTAAGACCTTGACTTCTGACGAGGTAGGCGCTATCGTAGCCGAGATTGAGGGAAATGGTTCTCTTGATGCTTTCTTTAACAATTCCAAGGCAATAAATGACTTGGTGAAGACGTTAGTAGATAAAGGTATCATCGGACAGAACGAGGTGGCACAGATGATGGATAGTCCTGAGCGACTTTCTGCACAAGGCAGGGAGTATGTGAAGAACCTTCTTTTGGGTTCAATTTTCAAGCCAGAGACTATCAGAATGCTGGGCATCGACTCTACGGTGAAGAATAAGACTATCAACGCTATCCGCTCGGTAATGGACAACATGAAGTTGGGCGAGTTCTCTCTTCGTGATGAGATTGATCAGGCTATCCAGTTGCTCTATGAGGCAAGACAGGGCGGCAATAAGGTTGATACGTTACTAAGAACACCGGACATGTTCGGTGAGGATGCGGCTAAGCGTTACTCTTCTATCTCTCAGATGATGGCTTTGGCCTTGGAGGGCAAGGTTTCTGATTTCAGAGATTTGCTTGACGAATACAACCGTATCGCTAAGGCTAGAAATACTGGCGAGGGCAATATGTTTGAGGCAGCTCCTACCAAGGAAGAGTTAATTAATGAGTATTTGAACTTTAAAAAATGGCAAGATTATGGAACAGGACATTCAGAAATTGAAGGAGGCAATGATGTTTCAGGCAATGAAAAACCTAAACAAGAAGCATCAGGAGGAAATGAACCAGCAGAAGCAGGAACAGAACCAGAACGACCAAGAGTAGAAGAACCAGACGACTTAGTAAACAAGGAACTCGAAAGTCGTATTAAGGTTACTGACGAGGAAACCGAGACTCCATCAAAGAATGGTCCTATCATGAAGCAGAAGATTCTGATTGATGGAGACAAGGAGGTTATCAAGGTTGATGAGCCAAACGAGAAGGGCGAATACACTGGCTCATACTACGAGTATGATGGCAAGAAGTATGGTGACCTGAATGGTGTGTTGGAGCGAATTGACGATAAGACCGAAACCAGTTCGGAAGAAATGCCGGAAGGTCCTATCTATGACCGTAAGAAGGCTTTGCTTGAAGAGATTGAGAAAGGTGGAATCAAGAAGAAGGATGATGCTTTTCAGCTTCTCTACAAGGCAGATGACTTACTTGATGATTATCTGGGCATTCCTCATGATGAGTGGAAACCAGAACCTTCTCGTAGTAATACGATTGCTGGCATTCTCAGCATGGCAAGAAATGCGCTAGACAGAATCAAGAATGAGCCAGTTGAGCCTGCTACTGAAAAGCAGTTGAGTTATCTTGAACGTCTGACCTCTGACGATCCTACAACAAGAAAACTTCTTGAAGGTGTGAAGCTGAATAAGAAACAGGCAACTTGGCTTATCGGAAATATCAAGGGATTGGACGATAATTTGATGCGTCTGCATCCTGACGATATTGCAGAAACCGAGAAGTTCATTCATGACGGAATTGAGTACATGAAGAAGCTGAATGGTGAAACGTCTAATGAAGGCGGTCTCCCACTCCTTCCTAAAGAAGAGAAGCCAGACCCTACTTTTGACCCGATTGCAGCGGCTGCCGCTGAGTTCAAGAAGGAGCATCCTTTGACCGAGGATGAGATTATGAAGGCAGACGTGGATGATTTGTCCAAGGATATGGCTCTTGATTATCTGAACGGTGAGGTGACAGATGATTTGCATCGTGCTATCTACGAAAGCATCTTTGCTAAGACCAGAGGACAGAAGACTGAACCAAAGGTTGAGACTCCTAAAGCGGAGCCATCTGCTGACCCTATTGAGGGAATCAAGAATGCAGCAGAAGGATTCGAGAAGGAGAAAAAAGCCAAGGTGGAGACAGAAAAGAAGCCTCAGCAGACTGCTGACGATGCAGCAGTAGCGGCTTCAAACAAGAAGGTTAATGACCTTTGGGATATGCTCAAGAATGCCGGCAAGGATGAAATATCTGCTTCGTTCGTCGGTCTTAACTCTAGACAGTTGGAGGTATTGCCTAAGCTGGTGAGCGCCATGGCAGAGAATGCTTATCTGAGAATCAAGAGAGGTATGCACAATCTTGAAGACGTGGTGAAGGAAATGCGCAAGGAGTTTGCCCCTGCTGCCAAGCTCTTTAAGAAAGAAGATGTGGATGCTATCTATGAGCAGATGATGAATATCCGCTATCGCGATGGTGAGCAGCGCATGAGTTTGAAGGATTGGGCTGACTACTACGAGAAGACTTCGCCTAAGCATCAGGAGAATCTGGCGGGTGACTCCAAGACTGCCGAGGAAAGAAAGATGGCTGAGAAGAAGTTTATTGATTCCGTGAACCTACAGTTGGCTTTCAAGCATAAGTTTAACGGTATTATTGAGCTGAGAAAGATAGCTGAGAGAGTTGGCTTGAAGGATATTAAGGACACAGACTTGCAGGAGCTTGCTGAAACTGCCATTGTTAAGCGAGCAAGAGGTATCGCTTCTTCTGAATCTACCAACGATGCTGTGAAGTTTGAACGCATCAAGACACTCTATGAGAATCAGCCTAGCCTCAACCAGCGTGATTCTGAACGAGTGATGAAGCAGCAGTACTCTACCCCTGCCCCTTATGCTTTCCTTGCGGATATGTATGTGAAGGGTAACGGCAAGGTAATTGATAGTGCTCTGGAGCCTAGTGCCGGCAACGGTATGCTTACCATCGGCTTGCCAATGGATAAGGTACATGTGAACGATATTGATGCCCAGCGATTGGCGAACCTGAGAAGACAGGGCTTCAAGAATGTGACCAGCCAAGACGGAACGCAGCCTTTTGCAGACAAGGACGTTGACGCGGTGGTAACAAATCCACCATTCGGTAGTGCTACACCAAAGGAGTATGACGGCTACAAGATTTCTTCTTTGGAAGGACAGATGGCTATCAATGCCCTGGAGAGCATGAAGAACGATGGTCGTGCTGCCATCATTATCGGCGGCAAGACGGAATACGCCAAGAACGGAAGTCTGAATCCGAAAGATAAGGCTTTCCTTGGTTATCTCTATAGCCACTATAATGTGGAGGACGTGATTAATGTGGATGGTGGTCTGTATGCAAAGCAGGGAACCAGCTACCCTACACGTATTATATTAATAAACGGAAGACGCTTGAATGAGAATGTCTTTCCACCAGTGAAGGATAAAGCTAGAGCGGAAGCCGTGAAAGATTATGACGAACTTTATAAACGAATTGAAGATGATATACTACGAGGTGAACGGATGGATTCTTCCATCGGAGGAGAAACAAGAAGTGCTCAACCAGAACCTGATAAACAAGGCGCTGCTGGTACTCCTAAAGAGAGAGTACCAGCAGGAGAACGAGGAGGAAGCAAACCAGATGGTAAGCGAGAGTCTGACCTATTTGACTCCACTTCCGTATCAGGAACCCATGATGACTTGGAAAATCAACGAGGAACCGAGCCAAGAGAAGATGGAGGACTTCCTAATGGAGATAGTAGAACAGACGGAACAGGGGCAGAACCTTCTCCAAGCAAAGAACCAACCACTGGAACCAATGAGCGGCGAGGAAATGGATCAGGAGGAGCTGGACGGAATGACGCTCAGCCAAGTACTGATGAACCTGCCAGCACCGGGAGCGGAAGCGGACCACGGGGACAATTACAGCGGGTGGACAAATCCGTACGTGGACTAAGTACAGAGAAAGTTACCTATACCCCTAAGAGTGGAAATCCATTCACTCTGAAAGCAGTTATGCCTGCCGACCAACAGGAGGCGGTAAACAAGAATCTTGAAAAACTGGGCGATGCCGACCAGTTCCTTGTTGATGAACTGGGATATAATGATAAGGATGATTTGTATTCTCATCTTGCAGCAGAGCAGGTTGACTCTGTAGCCCTTGCCTTGCAGCAGGCAAAGAAAGGCAACGCCTTTATTATTGGTGATATGACTGGTATCGGTAAGGGAAGACAGGCTGCTTCGCTTATCAGATACGCCAAGAAGCAGGGCCAGGTTCCTGTATATTTCACCAAGGCAGCAGGATTGCTGAGCGATGTTTATCGTGACTTGGTGGATATTGGTAGCCCAGACCTAAGACCATTTGTATTCGGTAGTGCCAAGGAAGCTGCCATTACCGACTCAGACGGAAAAGTTGTATTTGCTTTGCCATCGAAGAGCGAGGTGAAGCGAGTGCTTGATTACATAGAAAAGAACGGCAAACTGCCAGACGAATACGACTATGTATTGACTACTTACAGCCAAGTAAGCAATGGTGTGTATGAGTTTGACGAGGACGGCAACCGCAAGGAGAGAAAGCTTGCGAAGGGTAAATCTTTCGGTGCTGCCGCTCTCAGCGGACAAAGAAGACGTGATGCTATTGAAAAACTGATGGACAACGCCTATCTTATCCTTGATGAAAGCCACACGGCTGGTGGCAATAGCGGTCAGGGCAACTATTTTCAACACATTATTCAGAAGGCAAAGAACGTTACCTTCTTCTCTGCTACCTTTGCCAAGCGACCAGACAATATGCCTATCTACGCTTTGCGTACTGCCATGAACGAAGGCGGTATGAAATCATCCGATTTGATTGATGCGGTGAAGCGTGGTGGTGCAACCTTGCAGGAGATTATGAGCCAGACCTTGACGCAATGCGGTCAGATGATTAGACGTGAGCGAGATATGACTGGCGTAACCATCGACTGGAAGGCGATTGATGATCCTGAGCGAGTGCAGGAGCAGCGAGAACAGTATGACAGTATCATCGGATTGTTTAATGATATTATCAATTTCCAAAAGAAATATGTTTCAAGTTACGTGGATGAGCGTAATGACGAGCTGGCTGCCATTCAGTCTACCATGGGAATCAAGAAGGGTACGGCTGCCCTGGGTATCAAGAATCAGCCTTTTGCCAGCAAGGCATTCAATACCGTTCAGCAGGTTCTTCTCTCTCTGAAAGCGAAGTCTGCTGCAGAACGTGCCATCGACTATTTGAAGCAGGGAATGAAGCCTGTGATTGCGTTGAACAATACCAACGAATCGCAGACTGGCAACCTTGCGCTTGGCGAGGAAATGGACGCACCAGACTTGGGCACATCTTTGAAGAAGGGTCTGGAGGGTACACTTCGCTATACCCAGAAGGATGCAAAGGATAATAGCGAAAGCGGCTACATCAAACTTTCTGATTTGGGCGATGAGGCAGTTGAGGCTTATCACGAACTGGAAAAGAAGATTGAGCAGACAAGTACAGGTCTTTCACTCTCCCCTATTGATGTTATCAAGAACGAGTTGCAGAAGGCAGGTTATAAGGTTGGCGAGCTGACCGGTAGACAGACCGAGTTTGTTTATAACGACAACGGAACTGTTACCAAGGTGAAGCGTGCTGACACAGACAAGAAGAAACTCGCGCGCGACTTTAACGATGGCAAGATTGATGCGCTTATTCTCAACAAGAGTGCAGCAACCGGTATTTCCCTTCATGCTTCGAGCAAGTATAAGGACCAGAAGAAACGTGTGATGATTGTGGCGCAGCAGCAGCTTGACGTAAACGATGAGGTTCAGATGCGTGGACGTATCGACCGAACCGGTCAGGTGGCTAGAGGTGCATACGAATATGTGGTTTCCCTTATCCCTGCCGAGCAGCGACTGCTGATGATGTTTAAGGCTAAGTTGAAGTCACTTGATGCCAATACAACTTCTTCTCAGAAGAGTAAGTTCAACGAAATGGAAGTTGCCGATATTACCAATAAATATGGTGATAAGGTAGTTCGTGAGTATATGGCAGAGCATCTTGACCTTTATGCTCGCATGGCTGATCCATTCGGATGGGAAAAGAGTAATGGCGATGATTTGTCTAGAATCGACCCGCAGACTCTTGTTGCTAGCGGTGGCGGTGTTGGTGATGGCGAAGCTGGTGCCGATGTAAGCAAGTTGCTTGGGCGTATGGCTCTGCTGAGAGTTTCTGAGCAGGAGAAGATGTTGCAGGAGATTGGCGAGCTTTATGCCAACGAGATTCAGCGACTCAACGAAATGGGCGAGAACGACCTGGAAATTACCGAGCTGCCTCTGAAGGCTAAGACTCTCCACAAGGAAGTTTGGAAGCAGGGTTCTGAGCCGGGCGGTGATAACGCCTTTGCAGACAACACCTATATAGAAAAGGTGAACATGGCCATCTTGAAGAAACCAATGAAGGCTTCTGAGGTGAAGGCTTCGCAGGAAGGCTTGACTGGCGGTAAGACTTGGGATGAATACAAGACTGAGAAGAAGGCTGCCGTGAAGGAGTACTTCGACCAGAAGATTGCGGACGAGACTCAGAAGTATGAGGAGCGTGCCGTGAAGGCTGCAACCAAGGCGAAGGAGAAATATATCAAGGACGCTAAGAAGGGTCAGAAGGATTCGGGAATGAGCGATGAGCAGATTGAGAAGATGGCTGGCTATCAGTATGCCAACATCTACAAGCAGGAGAAAGATAAGCTGAACGATGTGGTGAAGAACCTGAAAGCCAAGGCAGAAATGTTTGAGCGTGTTCTTGATACCTTCGATACAAACCAGACTTTCGTTCTGCCTACAGATATGAATAACCCTAACGAGTTGAGCGGATTCGGTAACAGTTATGGTAGGCTTATTGACATCAAGATTACTGATAACTACTCGCCTAACGCCTCTTCGGTTTCCTTCGCTACCTTGGATGGCAGAAGAAAGATTACTTTCCCTATCGCGGGCAAGGTGGGTTCAGGTGAAAACAAGATGGATATTATCGGTTCTATCGACCGCATGACCAAGCAGGCTGCTGGTATGGGAGACAGCCATCTCAGAGTATTGAACCAAGACCTTAATAATTGGGATAGACTGACCAGCAACGAGAGTCGCAAGAATGGCTATATCGTGACCGGTAACCTGATGCAGGCTTTGGTTGACAGTAAGGATCATGGCTTGGGCGGTCAGCTGGTGAAATATACTACTGATACTGGCGAGGTGAAGACTGGTATCTTGATGCCAGATAGATTCGACCCTAAGGGCTTAACTACAGATGCGCCTATCAACAGCGTAACAGAGAAGTTTGAGCTTTCATCATGGCATGGCGGCATTGACGAGGTTACTTCATCGGATGGTGAAGTAAAGGTGAAACGCATAGACAACAATCGTGGCTACTACTTCGAACTTCGTGTGCCAAAGAGCAAGGCAAAGGGCGGCAAGTACTTCATGGATGAAGATTTGCTGAAACTGGTTAATGGTAATAACTTCGAGACCAGAGGCAACAATATGCTTGCTGAGTTTAAGCCAGAGCAGTTGAAGCCTGTACTGGACCGCCTGTCTAAGATGGGCGTGAAGGTGCAGGAGGAGCGCAAGACTTCTGAGGATGAGGGCACCCACTTCCGTGAGGACCAAGGCTTGCAGTATTCTAAAACAGATACAAAAGATGTTAAGAATAGTAGAATCATACCGGAAGATGTAGATAAAAATGTATCTTCGCAGATTGAAAAGAGATTCGATGATGAGGTTGAAAGACTTTATGGTAGCATTTCCGACCATCCAAACGTAAAGAGATATGCAGAATTGATGGCAAATAAGTTTGCTAACAATCAATACGTTGATACTTTCGATTATGACAAGAAGATGCAGCCAACGAAAAAGCATGATGGTCTGAAAACTATCATTGATTCTCTTGATAACAAACTTAAAGATATTGAAAAGAAGTATGGAATCAAGCAAAGTGACAACATCCGAGATATTGAAAGAAGGGTCAAGGAAGGACAGAGTTTGTCCGAAGCCATCTACGGCTCCCGTACAAATGGGAGCAATGGTAGACTACGGAATCACGCCGGAGGAAGTGATACAGGAAGAGAAGGAACTAGCGGAAGCGGAGAAAGAAATGCTATTAGAACGCTTGAAGGACTCAGGGTGCTCGATGAGTACAAGCGAGCAGCAATTGATAAAGCAGCGGCTGAAAGAGCTAGAGAGTATCTTATCGAACGCTTCAACGACTTCCGACACAAATACGGTCTTGAAGAAGGAGACTGGGCTAGTCAGGATCTGGCAGAAAGGATATTCAATGATAATAACAGCGATAAGGACGTTCAGAAGATCTTTGATCGTATTAGAGGATTAGTAGAAATTCTCGGAACAAAGCTAAGACACGGAGCCGAGTCTGAAAATAGAGTTAAGGGATATTACAACCATCCTGAAAACTTTATTCATATCGACTCTGACTTCTTATCAGCCATTCGGTTTACTAAGCAAGACTTAGCATCTACAGTTTGTCATGAAATGTTGCATGTTGTAACATCTGACATAATCAACCTTTACCGAAAAGGATATGGTGACTTGCTTACTGAATCACAAAGAAAGGCAGCTAAAGAGGTAGTTGATTTGTATGACGAAATAAAGTCTTACTTTGATAAGCATATCGGTGGTACTGAGCCTTACGCACTAAAAAATCCTGCCGAAATGATAACTGAGTTGGCTAACCCAGAATGGAGAAAGATAGCAGCTCAGATTCCTGCTCAAAAAGGATGGTTCAGAAGAGTTTTCAATGCCATTAAAAAGATGCTTGGATTCCACGTTGACACAACGACCGATCTAGACAGACTTGACAAAGCATTGGAGAACGTAATCAGAAATTTTGATTATGAAAGATTCCAAAAGGGAGCCGAATTAAACAACGAGATTGTTGAAAGTAAGGTTACTGATCCAGAGGAAATCAAACGCTTAGAAGAGGAGCCTAAGATTAAGGTATATCGTGCCATGCAGGTTATTGACGGAAAGCTTTATCCACCTATGGCTGCTTCTGTGGGCGGTAAACTTGTTGAGGCTAACGAACTTGGGCAGTGGATTCGTGCCGACGAGAACCCAGACTTGGCTATCCCAGATATTGACCCTAAGACTGGCGAACAGAAGGTAGACAAGAAGACCGGCGAACTGAAATGGAAATTCAAGCTTGACAAGGGCGGCAGGGATGCTACCGGCAAGAAGGCAACAGATATAAATGCAGCCTACAATCCTTACTGGCACATGTCTCGCTCTCCATTGAACGACCAGTTTAAATCGGCTTGGATTCGTCCTAACATCGTTGTCGTGGAATGCGAAACACCAGTTAGTGAACTTTCTAGCGGCTACAAGGCTGATAGAGCCAAGGATGCTGTGGGCGAAGTTGACTGGAAGAGCGGTAGCGTGAGCGGCGAGGTGTTTAAACAGACTGGCAGGGCTAGAAAGGTTATCCTCTCTCGTTGGTGCAAGCCTGTTAGAGTGCTCGATGATGCTGAGGTGGCTGAGAAAGCAAAGGAGTTTATCGGCGATGCGAAGGTTGAGATTCCTGAGAATGTACTGACTCCTAAGCAGAGAATTGCCTTTGAGAAAGCTGGATTTAAGATTGGTGCTCCTGAGAAGGGCGTTAAGAAGTCTGAGCAGATTATGGAAGCTCTGGAGAAGGGTCTGACTATTGACAATACCGTTCTTCCTGATGATGGTGCTAAGTTCCGCACGGACCATGATGAAAGCAACTACCCTACTTCATCGGTTGAGAACCATGTGGAGAATGTGGCTCAGAAGACTGGCGCAAAGGTGAACATGGTTTCATCGGTTGATGAAATCACCAACAAGGCGGCGAAGGCTGCTATTGAGGATGGCAGAAAGATAACTGGCTGGTATGACGAGACGACTGGCGAGGTACATCTTTACATGCCTAATATCCACGACAGATATACTGCCGAAAAGACAATCTGGCATGAGGTAGTTGGACACAAGGGAATGAGAGAGTTGTTTGGTGATGAACGATTCGATAAGTTCCTTCGGGATGTATGGTACGACTTGGATAAGCCAGAGAATGCGGCTTTGAAGAAGCTGGTGGATGAGGAAAGAAAGTTCAATCCTCTGAATATCTATGATGCTATTGAGGAAGGTATCGCGCGACTCGCCGAGGATGGCAAGGGCGAAGCTGGCTTCTGGAATGGTATCAAGAATAAGGTATCTGATTTCCTTCATGAAATCGGTTATCGTGTTGCTCCTAATACTAAAGATGTGAAGTACTTACTCTGGTTGAGCAAGAACTTGCAGAAGAATCCGAATGATCCTTATTGGAAAATGAGAGCCGAGGCGGTGAAATACCGTCTCGACCATGAGCGTATGCCTGCTGTTGTGGCACATGATGGTATGTTCTACGGCAACGATGGCAAGGTTCACAGCATGGATAATCTTACCAAGGCTGAGTGGAATGAGGCTACAGATGGTGAGATTCACTTCCGCACTACCCCATCTGCCGGCACGGCACTTGACAGATACCACCGTTCGCTTGATGAGCACGGCTATATGTTCACCGAGAGCTATATGGACAATATGCTTTCGTTGAAGAAACTGATGAATGCGATTGTGCCTGACAAGAAGATTGAGGATATTGCCTCTTCGGAGAATCCTTATATACTGCAGAACACCATGCAGGGTGCGATGAGTGATGCGGCTCAGATGTTTGAGCGCAACGTGATGAAGCCTCTTGACAAGGCCATGGCTGACGTACTGGATGCCTTCGATGGCAAGAAGGATGATGAGAAGATAAGAAACTTCAATCTCTACATGATTACCAAGCACGGCTTGGAGCGAAACAGAGAGTTCTTTGTTCGTGACTTCCTTAAAAAGATGAGGATGGACGAGCAGAAGAAGCAGGATGCAGACTTCTTGGAAAACAGTTATTATAGCGATAAGGAGTATCTTGACAACGAGTTGAAGGCTGGCAACATCGACCTGAAGGAGTACTACAGACAGTTGGATGAGAGTATCAGAAACCACTTTGATGCAGACTTCGAAGCTGGCGAACACGACTATTCGGGTATGCACGCTATACAGGAAGTGGCGAAACCTTCTGACCCTTATAATGATGCAGAGGCTATTCAGAGCGTGATGGATTCAGAAGCAAAGATGGAGAGCATTAAGAAGGGAGCTGTGAAGGACTATTGGGATAAGGTGAAGGCTGCTACCCAGTATTCTATTGACAGCGACTACAAGAATGGCATCATCAGCAAGGAATTGCATGGTCATGTATCGAATATGTTCAACTGGTATGTGCCTTTGAGAAAGTATGATGAGGCTACTGCAGAAGATACCTACGGCTACATTACTGAGCAGGGAGACCCGAAGAGCTATATCGGAAGCACGATTATGAGAGCGAGAGGACACAAGTATCTGAGTGAGACAAACGTGCTGGCGCAGATTGGTGCGATGGGCAACAGAGCCATTAAGAATGGTGGTATGAATGCTATCCGTCAGGCATTTGCAAGATTCGTAAGAAACAACTCGAACAATAATCTTGTGACGGAGACTAGGGTTTGGTACGCCGATGACCCTATCACTCACACCACCGTGGAGCGTTACCCAGACATTCTAGAGGACGCTACGGCTGATGAAATAAATCAGATAGTAGCAGACTTCAATATGGAAATGAAGGATTTGGAATCAAAGGGGTTGGCGACAAAGGTGTATCGAAGAGGAAGAATCGGCTATAAGTTCCAAAAAGCGGAGAATAAATCGCAGCATATCGTAGATGTGAAGATTGCCGGAAGGACTCATACCTTTATTATCAACGGAAATCCTAGAGCGGCGCAGGCTCTAAATGGATTGCTGGAGAACTCGGGTGCCAAGGGAATCATGAAACCATTGAGTTCTATTTCAAGAATGATGGCGCAGTTGTGTACATCTTATAACCCTGAGTTCGTGATGCGAAACATCATGCGTGATGCGGAGTTTGCATCGAGCAACGTTACTTCTAAGGAGGGTGCAAGATATGGTGCGCTCTGGGCGAAGTACTATGCGCAATTGGGCTTGTATAAGGGTGCATCGAATATCAGCTTCAAGGATTTGAGCGGAACTACTGGCTTGGGCTTATTTGCCAAGTATCGTAACGGAACACTTGATACTTCTGACAAGGTACAGAAATATTTCAAGGAGTTCATGGAGAACGGCGGCGAAACCGGTTGGGTTCAGATTAAGAACATGCAGGACTGGACCAAGGAGTACAAAAAAGATGTGAAGGGCGAAAGAAGCAAGATTGACAAGGGCGGTGCTGTCCTTCGTGACTTCTTCTTCGGAAATCTGGCGAACATCAATGAGGTGGTTGAGAATATCGCCCGATTCGCTACCTACTGTGCGAGCCGAGACAGTAACCGTTCTATCATCCGTTCGGTCTATGATGCGAAGGAGGTATCTACCAACTTCAACCGCCATGGTAGCGGTGATGCCATCAAGAGCTTCAAGAACGGAGAAATGACTGGCGGCAAGGCGGCTGCAAGATGGGCTTACGGATTCACGGCTAGCTATCTCAGACACTGTTCTATGTTCTTCAATGCCGGCATTCAGAGTACAAATCTTCTTGTGAAGAACTTGAAGAATCATCCTATGGGTACTTCCATCAACATGCTTGCCATTCCTTTTGCCCTCGGTGCGTTGGCTGCACTTGGTAACAATGTGCTGATTGCGAGTGAGGACGAGAAGGATAGAAAGGGAGTGAAGGACCCATACGGCGAGTTGCCTGACTACGTAAGAAGAAATAATCTCTGCATCTACAAGGGTGGTGGCGAGTTTGTTACTATTCCGCTTGCCATCGAGTTGAGAGCCTTCTATGGTCTTGGCGACTTGGCAGCTGGTTTGACCTTCTCGCCAAACGTGAGCGGACAGAAGAATCCTGCCTTGGATGCCGTGGGCTGTATGTCGCAGCTTGTGCCGGTGATGGACTATCTCGGTAACTCTTCGGCTGGCAAGGAGCCATTGAATGAGACGATCAAGGCTATCTCTCCTTCTGCCCTATCTCCTTTCGTGGAATGGGAGTTAAATACCGACTGGAAGGGTGCGCCTATTGAGAGACGTGGCGACTGGAATGAAAATTCCCCTGCTTGGCAGAGAGCCTACAATGGTATTCCTGACGGATATATGGCTGTGAATAAATGGGTGAATGCCCAGACAAACGATGTAGCCAAGGGCAATGAGGATATGCTGGGTAATAGTTTCCTGGATATGGTAACGAACCCTAGCATGCTGAATCACTATATCGGTGGCATAGGTGGTGGCGCTGCTACCTTTACTGAGCGTGCTATCGGTGTTATCAAGCATGGAAGCGACACGGAAACCAAGGATATTCCTTTCCTTCGCTCTCTTCTCTATACGCCTAGTGAGCAGAGCAGCTTGCAGCGAACCAAGAGCAAGTGGTATAACTACAAGGACGAGATGAAAAAGACCATGGCCAACGTGGACCGCCTGAAATCGAAGAACGTTCCGATTGATAAGAGAATCTCGAATATCGGTGAGTATTATCACTTCCAAAACTCCAAGGAGGCTGCCAAGGTTAGAATCATCGAGCTGGCAGAGAAACAGATGAAGCGATGGAAGAAGCTCAGAGATAAATCTTCTGATACCGAGAGCATCAACTTCGCTAATCAGAATATTGACAGAATCATGATGGATGCGGTGGATGAGCTGGATAGGCTGGAATAAATCGGGTAGGAGGTAAATGTTACTCATAAGAGGCATTTACCTCCTACTTTCGCATTCACCGACCTCCCACACCACCGTACGTGCGGTTCCGCATACGGCGGTTCCTACTTTGGGTGCCATTCGAGATACGAACCCATCAGCGTGACATACCCTGTCTTACGAAGACTATCATTGCTGATAGCCATTTTCAAAATAGGACTGTCTGCTACACGCCAATACCCAAGACGGCTGTTGCCCCACATATAGGCTTGGTATTTATCTATACCACACCTTACGAGGTTGGCAATCCTCGTCTTGACTCTCTTCCAAGACTTCCATATACACATGCGTATTCGTCTGCGCAGCCATTTGTCCGTTTCAAGGAGCAGTTGCTTCATATTTGCAAGATGATAGTACCCCACCCATCCTCGTATGTATTCCTCTAGCTTTTGCTTCCATTTTTCATATCCCCATCCATTGCTCCGATTCGTAAGTTCCTTTAGTTTGGCTTTCATCTTTGCTTTGGATTTGGGATGCACAGTCAGTTGGCATTTGCCTTTGGATACATAGAAGGAGTAGCCGAGGTATTTCACACCACGCACATACGAGACGACCGTCTTCTCCTTGTTCACCTTGAGGTATAGTTTACCTTCTATGAACTTGGTGATGGACTCCTTGACTCGCATTGCCGCTCGCTTGGACTTACAAAATATCATTGAGTCATCGGCATAACGAACAAAGGGGAGACCTCTGCGTTCGAGTTCCTTGTCCAACTCGTTGAGCAT